ACTAAAGTTTGTGATAATTATCACACCATAACAAAAAATAAACAATGATAAGTCATTTTACTTTGAAACATAACATATAAAAGTGCTATGTTAATTATATACATAATCAAAATAAAACTATATTGATTTTACATATATAATCAAAATAAACTATATTGATTTACATATATAATCAAAATAAACTATATTGATTTACATATATAATCAAAATAAACTATATTGATTTACATACACAATAAAATTTTAAATATTAAAAATGGCAAATACAAACATAAATATAGGATTCACTGAATTAGACAAACTCAAAAAAATTAATGAAATTTATGGGACAGTTGATAAATCTAAATCATTAAATGATATATTAAATTCATTTAGACAAATATCAATAGATTTTTCTAAATTCAATAATGATAATGATGTGTTTGAATACAGTGATTATAATATATTTAAATGTAATGTTGATGAACAGCGACAATTTTTTGATGATGAATTGCAATTACTTGAATGTTTGGTCACAAATAGTATTTACGATAAAACAGGTGTTGTATGGAATTGGGGCGATATTTTTAAATTATTGCATTCTGATAAAGAATATGCGACTGTCGATAAAATTAATCGTAAAGTTGTTTATGCAACATCATACAATAATCGACCTATCGGCGACAATTCATATTCAATTTGGAACGGATTACAAATTATTGACCTTGATATTAAAGATGCAGCAATAACTGAAGCTCTTAAACCATTGATATTCAAAGATTTATGTAATAAACATTGGTTTTTAGGTGTATGTAAATCTGCATCAGGAAAAGGTTTGCACGTATGGACAAAAATAACTCCATTGTCATTACAATCAAATTTGCATAACAGAAGAACTGAATATATATGTAATTTTAGACATAAATATTCATTTGTATATATTACACTTGCCCGATATGCATCACAATTAGGTTATGATAATGAAAAGATTTTACAATATATGGATATGGCAATGTGTAAACCTCAACAAGGTATTTTTATTACATCTGATAATTCCGCATTGTTAAATACTAATTTTAAAGATTTACGATTGGATGTTGCATTTGAACAATCATATGATACAGGTGTTGAAAGTATTGAATGGATTTCGCATCCTGAATTGAAACAAATTTTTTCAAAATTAGATTGGTTTGTAAATGATTCATTTGAAAATAAAAAAAATGTTGAAATTTCAAAAATTGAAAATATTGATGAACGTGATATTTCAAAGGAAACAGGCAAACGTCATTATAAGCATTCTCAACGTTGGCAATTAGCGAACACACTTAATGCATTATATGGCAGCGATAAAGCATTGTCAATAATGATTGAAATATGTTCTGAAACAAAACATCATGAACTTGTAGGTGATGTTAAAACTGCATCTATTCATAACAAACCAATATCTATTTGGGCTGTAAAAGAATTGAACACATATCATGGTTTTAACATTAAAATTAAAGATACTGAAGTTTATAGTGATAAAATTGATAATATAAATACTGAAATAAATAAAGAAGAAAATATTGCTGTTGATCCTACAAAAATATTGAATGATAATACGGATAAAGTTGAATTTCACATACAATCTAATCAATATTTAAGTTCTGTTCAAGATGATATTGTTAACAATCTTTCACATATTACATTATTGGAAGCAGGTGCAGGTTATGGTAAAACTGAAATGATTAAGGCATTCAGCGCCCGTACGCTTCTTGTTTTACCGTTTACATCAACTATTAAGGCAAAGGTTGAATCGTCCGATACAACGAAAGATTGGTTATATTTTTATGGAAATAAACGACCAACTATTGATGATTTGTTTTCAGGAAAATCTATGTCAATGACAATTGATAAATTTTCACGTTTAAATTTGTATGAACTAGATCAAGCAGGTTTTGAATATATTGTTATTGATGAATCACATTTATTATTTACATCTTCATATCGTGATGTAATGTCACCTGCAATACAACGAATTGCAAATTGTAAAGCTAAAGTTATTATGATGTCAGGTACACCAACAGGTGAATTATTATTTTTCCCAGGTATTAAACACATTAAAGTAATTAAAGATGATTTGCGTCGCAAAGAATTTGAATTAAATATGGTGCCAACAAATCTTGAAATGTTAATTGAAATGTGTAAAACAATGGCAAATGATATTATTGATGGCAAAAAAATATTATATCCAACAAATAATGGAAATTTGTATTATGAACAAATAATTGGATTAGTTAAAAAATATTTATTAGAAAAAGGTTTTTGTGAAGAACTTAAATCATTTTATTATAAAAAATCTAATTATGGAGATAAATCAATGGATTTAATTAATGTTGATAAAACAATAGGTGAAAATCATATTGTATTTTGTACAACATATTTATCTGTAGGTATTGACATTAGCGATAAATATAAATTTTCTGTATATTTTAATGAAACATGGATGCCGCAAGATATTGAACAATTTGCAAATCGTCTTCGTAATAATGATTTGTATATTCGTATGTTTTTGCCTAAAGAAGATTCTGATAATATGCCTATAAATTATTATTACACAAAGGAATTAGATTTAAGTTTCAGTCAAAAAGATATGTTGTTTGCTCGAGATTTGATACAAACATGTAATGATATGTTATCACGTAATGAAGAAGAATCAAAATACAATCCATTAATTGGTTCATTATTAACATCAAACCGATATTTGAAATATGATGAAAACGATTGTAAATATTATATTGATGAAACAACATATAAACTTAATGTATTTCAACAACGATACGAAGATTATTCAAAACAATTAAAAGTATTGTTAAATGGTATACGATATTATGGATATTCTGTAAATATTATTGACCATAACGACAAGGTTTCAGAAAATAAACTTGATGAAGTTAAAGCATGGATTAAAGCATGTCGTGATTCACATTTTGATTATGCAACGGTTCAAACAATGTTATTTTTAAATCATATTAATGATGGTAATATTGAAATGTATAAAGATTTATTACGAGGTTCATATGAAATATTTAAAGATGATAAATATAAAGAAGAACGTGAAAATAATAATTTATATGTTGAAGATATTGAAATTCTTGAAAAAAATTTGCCTATTGTGATTGCATTATATCGTTATTATGATATTGATAATATTAAAACAATATATGAATATTGTACTGATAAAAAACGTAATGCAATAAATTTTGCAAAATTAAATCGTATTGTTAAATTTGTTCGTATTGATGCAAATTCAAAACGTAAAAGATTAGATTTTCCAATTAAACGATATATTAAAGATGCACGTGATTTTGCAAAAAACAATCCTGAAGTATCATGCGATGATTTAACAGTATGGCTTGCAAATTATGCTGCAAAATATGCGAATTCTGTTAAAAATGTTGTTGTTAACGATATTGATTATTTACAAGAAATTCATGAACTTGTTAAAGATTTATTCAAGGTTGTTGTAACACAAAGTCGTCCTCATAAAGGTAAAATACAACTTGAACCGTTTGAATTATTATGGGAACAAAAACAAAATTTTCATAATGTATACGGTGATAAAAATACTGAAGAATTTTTCTTACAGGAATTAGATAATGAATTGAACGATAAGGAAGTAGGCGATGTCGAAACTGAAATTGTTCCTGAACTTGAAATGGCTGCAAAATTAAAATTAGATGATGTAAAAGATACATTAAATGATGTCGTTCATTCTGAATTTGATTATAAAAAATATGTTGCTAAAGATGATTCAAATGAAAGATTTTTACGAAAACAAGTTAATACAAATTCACTTCGTGATACATTATTCGATGGATTGTTAGGTAATTCATATGAAAATGAAAATACAAACAAAGAACCTGAATTATTTACTTAAAAATGTGCCTAAATTAGCACATTTTAAATATAAAAATTACTATATTAATAATATTATATGAAAACATTAAAAACATTTATACATGAAAGTGATGTAGAACAATCAACATTATCTAAAGAAATAACTGATATATGTGATGTTAATAACGATAACATTATATATGCAATCAATGATTGGATTTCAAATAATTCAGTTATTTCTATAAAGGCATATACATTAGCTAAAAA